ATGCAAACAATACATGGAAACGGTTCGCATTCTAAAAAGTCTTCTCACCGCCTGGCAGGTATCTCAAGTATGGTAGGGACGACTATTGAATGGTATGACTTTTTTATTTATGGTGCTGCTGCTGCACTCATTTTTAATAAATTATTTTTTCCAAACCTTGATCCGCTCACCGGTGTACTCGCAGCTTTTGCAACCTACGCTGTTGGATTTATTGGTCGACCATTAGGCGGTATTGTATTTGGCCATTTTGGTGACAGGGTAGGCCGAAAATCCATGTTATTAGTGACTTTAATGTTAATGGGTATCCCGACAGTCATGATCGGACTGTTACCTACATTTGAGTCGATCGGTTACTGGGCTACGGTTTGTCTGATTATTTTAAGATTTATTCAGGGTATGGCGATGGGCGGCGAATGGGGCGGGGCAGTTCTCATGGCTGTTGAACATGCTCCAGAAGGTGGAAAGGGTTTTTGGGGAAGTTTACCACAGGCCAGTACTGGAGGCGGTTTAATGCTGGCTTCGGTGGCTTTGGGTCTAGTGTCTTTACTACCCGAGGAAGCATTGTTTAGCTGGGGCTGGCGCTTACCATTTTTAGCCAGTATAGTGCTGTTGGCGGTAGGTTGGTATATCCGGGTGAAAGTTCCTGAGTCGCCAGACTTTGAAAAAATTAAAGAAAAAGCGAAAGAAGTTAAAGTTCCTGCATTACAGGTGTTTAAAAATCATCCAAAACAGTTAATTACAATTATTCTATCACGCGCTGCTGAAAATGCCTGGTTCTACTTGGCTTCCACCTTTGCTTTAGCCTATACCACCACGCAGTTAAATATTCCTAGACAAGATATTCTATTTGCAACAATTTGTGGCGCTGCTGTCATTATGGTAATGACTCCATTATGCGGACATTTATCCGATAAAGTCGGCCAGCGTAATATGTTCAGATTTGGTCTTTGTATGCTTGCACTATATAGCTATCCATTCTTTGCAATGTTAAATACAAAAGATCCTGTTTTAGTATGGACAGCAATCGTATTGGCAATTGGTGTAATTTTTCCAATTATGTATGCACCGCAGTCACAATTATTTGCTCGCCAATTTCCTGCTGAAATTCGCTATAGCGGTATTTCAATTTCGGTACAATTTGCAGGTGTGTTAGGTGGCGGTTTGGCGCCGTTGATTGCTACAAAGCTATTGAGTATTGGTGAAGGAAGTCCGCACTTAATTATTATATATATTATAAGTTTTGCTATATTAGCAATTATTGCTTCTTCATTCTTAAAGCCTGACCAGAAGCTCAAGCCTACAGAAACGTTTACACAGAAAGAAATTAAAACTTTATAAAAATTTTATAGAGCTTTCTAAAAGCTTTTAACGAGTTTTACTGAAGCTGGACTTTTAAATACCGCTATACAAAGTGTATGGCGATATTTTTTTATAGGATTTAAATTTACCACAGCATTTCGCATAATGTAGTCCAGATTATGTTACATAGCCGATTTGCAACTATTTCCAAAGCAAATCGGCGTGATTTAACATCAATCTGCATTATGCGAAATCTACAATGCCGACGCACGCGAGGAGCTTCGACGAGTGTAAGGAGGCAGAAGGGTAGTCCACGTTCTCTAGTGTGGACTTAACTCCGGAAAAACGGACTATTAATCATCTTTTCCCAATACTTCCTGTCTATATTTCATAACTTCTTCGGCTTTTAAATCCTTTAGATGATATTTGATCAAAGCATGTATTACATCGCTTTCAGCCATTAAAGATTTCTTCTGAACAACGAACTTCATTAACGTTTCTTTTACGTCTTCTACTTCTTCACTTCGGATTTTATAGACTTTACTCATTGGTAAGTGCCTTGTAACTAAATAACCAGGTAACTTTTACAATGTTAACTTATTTTATTAGTTGACAAGTTACTTAGTAATTTTGTTTAATGTTTTAAACCGAGTTACTAGGTAACTTTTATGCTAGATAAAATCGTTATGCACATACCTGTTGATGCTTCATTAGTTGATATTTCAACTGATGGGCATCACTGCATATTCGGTTTTGATCTATTAGATTTAGGTTTAACAGTAGGTTCATGGGACGTTTATAAAGATGATGAAGGGGATACTCAGCATCGTGTTTTAAATCACGCTTATTCTCGTTTACCTACTTCATTTACAAGTATGGCTTTTAAGTTTTTCCATGAAGGCCGTACTTATCCTTATGTTGAATTAAAGGCATCACCAGCAAAGATTCTGCAAGGTCATAATGTTTATGGGACTGACTGGATAGAAGAGGGTGCAATGGAGATGCTAGGCTTCTTAGCTGAATCGCATCCTGTGCTTTATGGAATGTTGTCTATTTCTGAGACTGAGGTTAAACAATTAGATATTACTTATTCAGCTCGTTTAAAAGATGATAATCAGGTTCAACAAGTTATAGATTTTATGCGGAATATGTCTTCTAAACATATTCGTAAATCTACACGTCATACTATCTATAAGAATACACATTACTTTGGTTCAGAGCGTTGTAAGCGTTTTGCACGTAAGGTTTATGGTAAATCTTGTGAATTTCATGATCAATTAAAAGAACAAATTAAGTTAGCTAAAGCTAATGATAAGTGTGCTCAACGTGTTGTTAAAGTCATGTCTGATCCAAGTTTACAAGCTTGGACTGTTGGATTATTACGCTTTGAAACAGGTGTAAAAGCCTATGTTATGAAAGAGCTAGGTATTCCAACCAATTTATTTCAATTAATTCGTTATCAACGTTCTAATCCTGATTTTTTAAAAGACCTATGGCTTAAGGCTAATTCTGAAATTTTTAAAGCCCTTGAGGGTACATCCATGAAAGCTACTGATCATGAATCTATATTTAAAAACTTATGCAATGTATATCAAACAGTTACACCTAGTGGACGTGTAAGTATTACTAAGGCACGTAACCTTTTTAATTTTTATTGTGCTTTAGAAACTCATGGTACTGATGCAATGAAAAAACAATATGGTAAAAGTCAGTTCTTTTCTCAGATGGCCGATCTTATAGCTGCTGGCTATTCAAAAGCATTCTTACAGAATCTTCATATCGAGTCTAAAAATAACGTTATTCCATTTCTTAAGATGGTCGAAATTAATTTCGAATCTCAAGTACCAGCCAATTTCCAAGAACCAATTTCTACATTTAACCGTTCAAATCTCAAAATCGCATAGGTAAGCATTATGTTTTTTATTCATGCCAAACTCTTAAAAATTGATTCTAAGCCAGATCAGAAAACCGGGCAGATGAATCATCGTCTTATTTTCAAATCTCAAAAGTTTGACCGTGGTCTTGAAGAAATGGTCGATTGTTCATTACCAGTGAAATTACATGAAGATCATTTTCATCTAGTCGAATCATATAAGTGCTATCAGGGTCGTGAAGTCTATATTCCGATTTCAATTGTTGGTGTCGATGGTAACGTTTATTACAAGACTGCTGGCGATGGCAAGCCAAAAGATTTACAGGAAAAGCAACCAATTTTGCAGAAAGCTGTGTAATAACAATGGCTTAATACAGGCCATTTCGTATAATGTATAATATGTTAAAAATCAATAACTTACGGTAATAATTAATATGACACAGTTTATGTATAAGTGCAAGAAGTGTGGCAAACAGTTCAGCGTACATGCTCAATACTGTGTTCATTTTTATAACTGTACTAAGAGAATTTAAGGAATGGCAAGCATCTGTGAAATTGTCGAAGAGAGCACAAATGCCTGCCTTAAATGGGTCGAATACAAGTCTGTAATCGACCAGTTAGCAATCACAAAGGATGATGCTCTCATTATCTTAACACCGATAGCGAGTATCTACGTCCTTTTGATTGGGTGGTCTTTCATTATGCTCATCTACCACCAGAGCAAATAAAAGGAAAATCCTCATGACTTACAAAAACGTAGAAGTAATTAAAGCTCCAGTTGCTCAAGTTAAAAAAACTTGGTTCCAACGTCATTGTCCTACATTTGCCGCTGCTGGTGCTGCTGTAGGAACAATGGTAATTGCATCAAGTGCTAATGCTGCTGGTGTTGCTGATCTCTTTACTGAGATTTCAACAGAAATGGGCGGTGTTTCTTCCGGTGTGTTGTCGATTCTAACAATTCTTGCTGGTGTAGTTGCGTTGCTTTTGGGTTGGGCTTACGTCAAACGTGCAAAGTAATCAGTGCTCGAAATTCCCTGCTTCGGCAGGGTTTTTCATTTAAGGGGGGAGTATGGAAGAAGCATCTATTTTTTACTGGTTACTGGTCATTGTGCCTTGGATTGCATTACACGGGATATGGAGAGTGATTAAATGAAAAAGTTTCTTTCTGTCTTTTTTGCATTCACTCTTTATTTTAATTTAATTACTCAAGCCAGTGCTGCAAGCCTTGGCGGTTGGTCGCTTGGTTCTCCAGTAGCCTCCGGTGCTTCTGCAATTGTGAATGGTACAAAAGAAATCATTTTGAATGGTGCGTCTAAAATTGCTAAAGGCACTGCAAAAATAACGCCCAATCCTACACAAGTTGCCAAAGTTCTTGCTCGCGGTGCAGCGGGTTATGCATTATCTGTTGCTGTTGAGCAATTGTTAGGTGCCGTTGACTGGGTTTTAGATCCGGCGAATAATCAGATTAAATATACTGATCCAAATACTGCTAATCCTGATGCTTTTCCTATGCTCTGGGTGGTTAATGGTATTAAAGTCACTGCTGGTTCTACTCCCCAAACTGCTTGTAATAATGCTTACGCATATTATTCAAAACCTACTAATGACATGACTTACAAAGAAGCAAATTCTTTGAACGGAAATTGGTATTGTCCATCTCCCCAGTTCGGTACATCAAGTCGTGGTGCTCCGATTACACAAATTGCTAATCCTAATTATGATCCTGATGCTGAACAAGAACAAAAAACTATACCTCTTGATGTTGTAGCGCAAAAAGTAATTTCAAATGCAGCTGCTGGTGATGTATCAGCACAACAAGCAATTACTGCTGCTGCCCAAGATGTAATTAATGAAGCAGAAAATGACAGTGCTAAAGCTGCTCCGATTATTCAGCAACTAGAAGCATCAAAGTCTGTAGAAGCAGAAAATACGGCAACTGGTGAACAAACACAAAATCCAGATAAACCAAATGTCACAAATATAAAGCTAGAATTTCCGGCCTTTTGCGGGTGGGCACCGCTTGTTTGTGAAGCCGCTCAAACTGTAATTTCGTTTCCTACAACTCTTACTCAATGGTGGAATACAGCTAATCAAAAAGCTGATGCTTGGGCCAATTCAATTTCTCAATCATGGGCAGAAGCAAAAGAATGGGCTACGTCTGAGAAAAATGAAGATACAGAACTAGATATACCTGATCAGGAACAAACAGATATAGACACAGATATAGCTTTCGGTGGCATGTGTCCTGATGATCGACAAGCTGAAATAAACATGGGTGTCGGTGTTATCAAAATGCCTATTTCATATGAGCCGATCTGTACAATAGTATCAACTGCCAAGCCTGTTCTTATCTTTGTTGGATTTTTTGTGGCTGCTTTAATTATTGGTGGAGTAAAAACAGAATGAGTTTATCTACTATTTTACAAAGTATTCAAAAGGGAACATTAAAAAATATTCTCACTGGTGCTGGTCTTGCTCTTACTACTTCTTCAATTTCCTATGTTGCTTTTCAACAGGCTGTAAATGCTGTTCAACAGCAAGCGTATGGAATACCGGGTGACTTGATTGCAATCCTTCATTTAGCTGGATTTGATATTTTCTTTTCAACTGTACTTGCAGCAATCGTGACTAGACTTTCACTGAATGCTGGTAATTTGGCATTAAAGAAGATTTAAAATGATACGTTTAGATACTGGCACTCCAGGTGCAGGAAAAACTTTAATTAATGTTCGTGATATTGTTCAGTTAGAAAAAACTAATCAGAAAAATATCATTCTTAATCCCAAAATATATGAAACTAATTTAAAGGTTATCCAGGATAAAAAAATATCTGATGATTTTTTATATTGTGTTCGAAAAGTAGGCCAAGGTGTTGATCTAAAAGAACAGGTTTTTCATTTTGATAATACCTATTTTGATTTCTTAAAATCATCTGAACGTATAGAAGAATATTTTTCTCGCTCTATTTTTTATAATGAAATTATTGAACGAGTTAATAATGAATATAATCTAAAATTAAATAAAGTTCGTCCTGTTAGAACAATTTATACAAATATTGCTGGTCTTGAAATTGACACGATTCGACCTATTCCGGCTGATGCTGATTGGCGTAAATTACCTGATGGTTCATTTGTTGTTTATGATGAAATCCAGAATATCCCTGTTTTCTCGTCCGAATCTCGTGCAGTTGACCCGATTGTTAAAGACTTAACAATACATCGTCATCGGGGCTTTGATATTGTCGGGATTACACAGTTTCCTGACCTTGTTCATAAGACCTTTCGTGCTGTTACTGGTCATCATAGACATCTAGTTAATTCTTTTGGTCTTAAGCGATCTACTCAATATGAATGGTCAACTGTAAAGATTGACCCTAACGCATTTAAAAATAAAGCTACTGCCGAAGTTAAATCGACTTTTGTATTTCCTAGTGATCTTTATAAATATTATCGTTCTTCAACTGCTCATACACATAAACGCCGATTGCCTTGGCGTTTTATTATGATTTTAACGTCTGTCTTAATTGCATGTATTGCTTTATTTACTTGTTCATTTTCAAAAGAAAATAACGTGGTTAGACAGATTGCTACAGGTACGCCACATCAAACTAAAACAACAGAAAAAACAGATGCTAAAGATACTGCACAGGGTCAGAGTTCAACAGTGCATTCAAATCTTGATATTGAATGTCGTAAAGCTGCTAATGTTGAAAAACCTGAATGTGTCGCATGGTTTGAGAATCTTACTGTTAGTCGCGGTTCGATTACTGGAGCTAATCCGCAGACTGTACAAATTTCATATAATCCGAGTAAGCCTTTTGATGATTCTGGCATTCAGCCGAACATTAACTATGAAGTTACGGCAAAACCTGTATTTGCGGGTTGTATGAAGAAAGGCAATAAATATGTTGCATACACTCAGCAGGGAACAATTCTTAATGATGTCTCCAGTAGCGACTGTAAGCGACTTATCGAAGATGGTGATAGACCGTTCAATTACTTTCAGCAGCCGCAGCAACAGCTACAAGCACAACAACAAACTAAAGCAGAGGGCTTAATATGAGAGCTAATATTATTCTGACTATTTTAATGTTTATTTCTTTAGCTCTTTTAGCTGCTCAAATGAAATCATGTGATCAACAACATCGTGACATGATTGAGCATCATTGATGCTCATAAGCTTTTTAACAAAAAAAGCTTATCGGTCTGCTATGTAATGAAGAACACTAGAAGAAAAATATTAAGTGAGTGTCTACGAACTGACACAATGATAATATGAATATTTCCCCCTCTGACTACGCTTTTGCTTTTACTGGAGAGAACAATGGTTAAGTTCTATAAAGAAAATGAGCTAGATATTCTTGTTTTGATTGGTCATTTGATTTTCGGATTCTTTATGCTTAAGTTCTCATGGTGGATCTTCAAGCAAACTGATTGGTATCCTATTTTTTTTAATTAG